TCAAACTGACTCTCTGCCTTTCTTTGCCTCAATATACGCAACCCAAAGGCGTCTATGACCGCCCTGTAGTGAGATGACAGCACATTTGATAGCTTATTGGTAAAATCAGGACCAGATCGAACTAGTCGCCCCGCACGAGAGTATTCTCTCTGGGCCTGTTGACCTGTTTCTGCAAGCAAGGTTTGAACTTGCAAGCGCAGTTTTCTTTCAAACCCTAAACGCAGTCTGTTCTGTTCAATAAATTCTTTGCGTACAGAAATCCTTGTTCTGAAAGCCTTGGATGCCAGCATTACTTTTTACTTTTGAGCGGATGTCCAGACGGTAACAAGTCCAGATCAAACTTTCCGCTTCTAAATCTGCCAGTTCTGACAGCATACAAAAACGCATTTACTCTCGCTATAGCCCATTGATCTGGACCCATGACATTGCGCCTTACTGACTCTGGATTGGTTCTGTAAGCACCAACCCCTCGCCGAAAAACGGCTTCCAACATTCTTTGGGTGACTCTCTTGCCCTTTTTATCACCGTGCTTGTCGTTGTGTTCTTTAACCTTGTTTGAGATTGTTTTTTTGATCTTACTTGATACATCGGCCTTTGCCTCTCCATATGGCAACGGGTCACACCCGTCACAGCATGGAAGCATAATCGATTCGATCTCTGCCTTTTCATCTCTTTCTTTATCCAGCCTCGCTACAGTACGTCTAGCCCATGTCTGTCCTGCATCGCCACCCCACAAGGCCCAAGCAATACGCCCCGCGCTTGGATAACCCTCTTCACCTCTGCGAAAACCTTGCGCTCTTTTATCAACCTCATGCCGACTAAAAAATGAGTGCATACGCCTTACCGTGCGCGGGGATAGTCTTTCTTTGGATACAAGTTGGACCGCTCTTGCAACACCAACCTCCGTTCCTCCTCTGTTATGCTCTTTTCGCCACGCCAACCCGCGTTCAGCCTCTTGCGCCATGCCGTCTGTAGGCGTTGTGTCAATGTCTGATTCCGCCTTCGCATCGTCATCTAAGTCCTCCCCCTTATCTTGACCAGTTACCCTTAAATAGATGGCATGACTTGAGCATGGCATATAATGATTGCCGTCTGGCCCTCTGACAGTGTGTGTCCCTTCACAATCAAGCTCTCTGGCCCTTGCCGCTGCCTCTGGCTGAGAGTCAAAAACATCTCTGCCCTGACCATACCTTGGATCAGCTTGCTTTGGTGTTTCAAGCTCATCGCCTGTCAATCTTGTGTAGTCTGCGTGAGATGCACATGGCATGAAAATTGTGCCATTGTCCGTGTCGTGCGAATGAGTACCTGTACATCCTATTTCTTCTGCGCGGGCTTGAGCTTCTGTCTCAGTTGTGAATATATCTTTTTCAATTTCACTTTTAAGAGCAATGCCCATATCATAAGCCTGTTTACCATCTTCCTCTGCCCTTTCGCCTTCTGCTGGCGCGACCTCTGCTGATCCCAAGGGAAAAAGATTAGCCGCGATAAAGACATCATCACCCCCTGTTATTGGTTCAAGACCAAGCCGCTCCCTTGCTTCATTTCTTGAAATAATACCTTCTCTAACAGCAGCCACGACGTTTTCGTATATCCTTCTGCGCCTTTCGACCATTGCTGGAATAGATTCAAAATCATAGGCAATAGAAATGTCCTCGCCATACATTGGTGCAAGCCATTCATTGAAATCTGACTCCACACGTTTCGCTAGTGGAATAATTGTTTCTTCATACAAAGCAAGTCGCGCTTCCTGTACATTTGCATAGGTTTGCTGATCTGGTATCCCAACAAGCTGGCTTGGCACACCAAAACACAACGCTATATCTTTTGCTGATACGTTCTTTTGTTGTAGGAAATCCATATCTCTTGGTGAAAGCCCCATTTCTTTCCAATCAAAATCTCCTTCCAGTAACAAAGGCCGACCCGCATTGTCGTAGCCTTGAAATCTTTGCCGCAAATCATCATTGAGTTGTTGACGTTGGCCATCACTTAGCTGCACTGGCATTCCGCGATCATCTGCTGGCTTGAAAACGATTGCTCCTGTTGGCCGCGCTCCGTTTCTCAACAACGATATGTTGTGTTTGTTCACCTCGTTGTAATTATCAATATCAACAGCCGCCGCCATGATTGGTGATAGACCATAGTAATCATCAAGCGGATTCCACATTTTCATGTGTTTTATTTCTGACTCCCCTGTATCAGCATCTACCGCGTACTCTTTTACAACCCTACCGCCCACAAGATATTCATAAGCTGAGGGCATAGACGTTTTACTTGGCTTTACCCTAACCCTATCAGGGCGCAGCAAATGCAACTCGCGTGGCGCACCCCCCACATCACTCCGTATCGCGTAGCTATTACCGCTCAAGAGCAAAAAAGAATAAAGAGATTGGAAGTATTCAACGCCAGCCTGTTGGGTATTTGGTCGCGCTAGTAAACTTAGAATGGGGTGTTGGTCTAATTGAATTTCACCTTGAAAAGCCTTGAAAGGTATTGCAGCCGCGCCATTTGCTATCTCATTGACACATCGAAACACAATTGCGTTTTGCTGATATCCCTCACTCGCATATGATTCATAATTGTCTCGTCTGGAGTGATAACCTCTAGCTGAAGTCAAAACCACTTGCGGGGCTTCTTTTATTTCCGTTGGTGCATTTACAAACGCTCTAATTCTATCTCTGATGCTGGCCATTAACCGATTCTCCAATACGCCTTCCCACTGGATTGGCTAAGTTCTGTCAATGCCCAGACTAAGGCATCAAGTCTATCAGGGGACTTGCCACTCTGTGGCGAAAACGTACAAAGTTGGTCCTCAAGTTCTTTGAACATCCCTACATGCGAAACCTTTGATTGCTCATACAGTGCAGCGACAGGCTCTGCCCTTACCAGTTTACCTCTCGACGCCCGCACTGGGGTATATGGAATGTTTTTATCTATACTTCTTAACAAACCCTCTACCAAGTCACCGCCATTGTTGACCTCCGCAACTATTCTGTCTGCCTGATATTTATAAAACATCTCAACGGCCAGTCGTCCCCAGCCATCAGGGGACATCCTATCAGAAACATCATCAATGACATAGTACCGATTGTCTACGCCCAAACCAGCTACAATAATTCCAGTTTCATCTGATTGCTCTGTATTAGTAACCGCTGGATCTATGGACACAACTATTCTATCCAGATCAGGGGCATTGTCGTGACTTATTCTTGTGGCCTCGATTGACTTATAAGACCATAGCGCACCTTCAACGTCGTCTAGCAACTCAGCGTAAAGCTCTTGTCTGCCTAATCGCGTACCAGAATATCTTTCTCTAAGCTGTTTAAGCGCACTCTCTGCAAGATTTTGATCATTTTCAAAGGTATTCCCTTGTGTGAGATAAACATCTTCTCCCGCCCGATTGACCAATTTCATAATGATATCAGTGGGCCTTGGCGTCGTTGTGATAATCAATTGAGGCTTTTTTCCAAGCCGCAAGCCAAACATCATCTGGTCATAGGCGTCTGGATATCTCCATGCTGCTAACTCGTCAGCCCACACTCTGTGAAACTGCGGCCCCCTCAATCTGTCTGGTTCAATTGCAGCATAACCCTGTATGACTGAGCCATTCCAGAGTTTTAACTCCATAGCCGTGCGATTATAGGCACTGCCCTCGCCTTGCCATAAGCACCCCTTTGGCACACAGTTTATAAGGCCGCTTGGACCTTCAAAGCAAACCCTACGCAAATCACCCTGAGTAGGGGCTACCACACCGCATCTTGTTTCTGGGTTGGCCATTGCATATCCAGCAATATCTTGTGCGCCTGTACGAGTTTTGCCCCAACCTCGTCCTGCAAGAATAAGCCAAACAGCCCAATCCCCATCGGGGGCTTTCTGTTTTTTGCGGGCCTGAGATGCCCATTTAACTTCTGATGAGAAGGCGTGAGCCTCTTCCTCTGTAAAGGAATCTGTAAGCTCCTTCAGCCTTTCAATCTGATCTGGACTTATCTGGTTCATAAATCCATCTGGCGACATCAGGACTCCTTTTGCTTCACCATATCGTTAAGAATGGAAAATGCCTCAGTCAATGCCTGACTGCTTTTGTCCTCTGTCACGACATCATGCTTATCCCTTTGACCAAGCAACTGTTTGCCTAACCATATGGCCATTGTTGGGTTGTCATGGTCGTTCATGATCTGCATTTGCTTGCGCCTGACAGATAGCTTGCCGAACTCACGACCTTGATCAATCGCCGCCCTAACGTCTTTGTCGTGGGTGTATCGATCTTCTAATGTCCGCAAGGGAACCTTAAAATAGGCCGCTATCTCAGGCATCGTGCAATTCAAGGCACTAAGGCTTTCTAGCTGATCTAAATCAATATCCGCTTTTGGCCTACCTACGGGCCGTTTTGGGCCAGTGTCGGCTTTCGGTTTACGGGGTCTGCCCCTTGGTCTTTTGGGTTTCTCAGCCATCTCTTTTTTTAATACCACGGAAATTACCCAACAAATACCTACGCACTATAAGCACATTTTGTCTGATTATCCAACCTTTGGCACAATATCTGGTGTTGATTGTCTCTAAATCAAATCTGGCTGCACCCATGTTTTGTTGATTCTGTCTGTTGCTATATCAAAATATTCCTGTTCGCGCTCTATGCCAATGAACTCCATGCCTTCTGTTTTTGCCGCCAGACCTGTTGACCCACTACCCATAAACGGGTCAAGCACCGTTCCCCCCTTGGGTGTTACAAGCCTACATAGATATCTCATAAGCTCTACTGGTTTGACTGTCGGGTGGGTGTTGTTTCTGTCATGTCCATTTTGAGTAACGCTTTCCTCACGCTCTGCTCTTGATGTCTTGGGGCAATAGAAAAACCTTGCGGCTGACCCACCATTATCATCATGTCCATAGCCTTTATGTCCTAAATTATCACCAGACATCGCGATATTCTTGCTTGGCTTATTATTCCGAACACTGCCTTGACTTGGTGGCGTATTTGGAAACAACCCCATAACCTCTTGACTGCCATCGTGTATTACGTTTGCTGGATATCTGCCTTTTGATGGGTCATAAAATGTGTCTACATTTTCATGGTCATTCCAACCAGAATTTTGACCAAACTCTGACCCTGCCTTTCTTATTCTACTTTTCGCATGATTATCAGAGTCTATCCGACACGCATCAATATTTATCGCGCCTGTACCATGCTTGACCACGTTATCTGCTATGGATTTTTCAGAGATTGGCTTTCTTGCAAGTACTATAGGCTCATGGGCTGGCTTTAGTGCTGTTCCCCAACCTTCCCATTGTTGAGCTTCAGGTGTAGCGGGAGCGGTGATAGCGCATTCTGCGTTTGGATCATGGAAATTGCCATACACTCTGTTTGTTCGTCCATTATCGGCCAACGAGTAGCCCGCTTGTCCAATCTTGCTGCCTATAACCTCACGGTCAACACCAGCCGCCTTATCAATCGCCTTACCTATATTGAGGCTTTTGGGGAAACCAGAGCCATATATCCACATTATCTGGTCACGAATCTCAAACCCTGCATCCTCTATGGCAACTGCCATGCGGTGGTATGTGCGACTGCCAGAGAACGCCAGTAAATGCCCCCCTGCTTTCAGTAGCTCAAAGCATAACGCCCATGTCTCTGCGCGGAATGCTATGTCACCCCCGTCCCATTCCTTACCCATGAAGCCCCTTGATGCCCTTGCAAACGCCCCGTCTGTTCCATGCTGGGCAGGGGCAGAACCTTCTTTACCAAATCGTTCAGTTATCGATGTGAGATGGTAGGGCGGGTCAGTGACGACTGCATCGACTTTGACACCATCATCAATCATCTTTTGCATTTCCGTTATGCAATCGCCTTGGACTATAATCGCCATGTAACCCTCGATTTAGAGTGATGATTCATGCAATGTCCCCACTGTGGTAATCCCAAAACTAGGAACAAACAAACTGAACTCCATGTTACCCCTGAGTTAGCAGTGGTTCGTTTGAGGGTTTGCAGAAAATGCTCATGTATGTTCGAAACGATTGAAACCCATAAAAGGGTTTGGCGTGAGGGCATCCCAAAATCAAGAAAACGACTAAAATATGATTCAGAAGAGCCAATCACTTTTGTAATTTCAAAAATGTGTGTAGGAGACTTTTTAATTGTTCCGAATAAAAACATCGCATCTCGTTTTTCTACCGCCATGATAAAAGTTTTTGGCTCTGGTTGCCAGAAAACAAAGCGCATAAAAGGCACAAACACATATAAATGTATGAGAATAAGGTAAAGAAGAGAGGGCGACCAAACCCTCTCTTCCAACCACGAAGCCAACCGCGTGGAGATGCTGTTGGATCGCCTCAAGATTAGCACACAAAGGTATGCTGTCCAAGGTTTTATCAACCTAGCCCCCCTCGCTTTTTAAGACAAATTCAAACCCCGCTATTTTTTCTGCTTCTCTTTGAGCTTCCGTCAAACTATTACACCTGATCATCTTGACCACATTATCTTCAGCACTTTGATCAACCACCCACCAAATATCATCATCTTTCTCATCACGCTTTATCTTGATTTCTTTTTCATCACTCATTGTTTTTTTCCTTGATAAGTGATTGTATTTCTTTGACAAATCTACGCTGTACCTTGGCGTCCCTCCTTTGTTTTTCATGTTCAGGCAAATCATGAAATGTTTCTTGCGCTCTAACTCGACCAGCACTCATTGCGTTACGTTCTCGCATGATTTGTATTTCCCGCTTCGATTTACCCTCATATTCTTGTTTTTTCTTTTGAGCGGCATCCTCCCGTGATAAGTAATCCTCCTCATACAAAGCTCTTGGTATCAGCCAAATCTGGCCTTTCGGCTTCATGCAGTTTTGTCCAGACTTGTAAAAAGATTTACCAGATAGGCCATACTTCGCATCCTCATGCTCGACCACAATTCTGCCGCGATTGGTTATGGCTTCAATGTGATAAAATTCTGGTGGGTACATTTCGCGGTGTGATGCTGTTTTTAAAATCACAACCTCGTCACCAACGCTAGGTGGGTTTTCCGTATAATATGCCTTTGTCATTTCCATATCTTTATACTTATGACGGAATGCGTGGCCGAACCCAAAATGACCCCTGAAGGTTTCATGACTAGCGTTTGGTGTGCTTAACTTTCCTTTTTCTTCAAACATCAGTTTCTCCTCTCTAAAAATTATTTATGATTGGGTGATATACATGCTGTGTGACATCATAATGAAAATAAGCCTCACCTATCGAACCATACAGACCTTGCTCCCTCACCTTTCGGGTTATCACTTTGGTCTGATCAGTTTCAAAATCCCTGTGTATGACCAGCCCAACGTCACTCATGTTATTCCAATGGGCTGACCCACTTACATCATACAGGCTTGGCGGCGGGATGATACCCTCTTGATTTCGTTGCATTTTAGCAGGATGTGCTACCATCCACATACAAACATTATGAACCCTGCAAAATTGCTTGCAAGCTGAGATTAGATCCCTGATATGTTCATCTTCCCGTTTGTTGCCCTCACGGCTGGCATCAATCTCGTTGTAAGGGTCAATGACTATCCCTTTCACACCATGCCGCAAACAGGCCGCTTTGGCCTTGCCAAGTAACCAATCAATGCTTGGGATCGTGTCACGGCTTTCGATGAAATAATATTTTTCATCTAAAAACATCATGGCATCACCCAATTCCTCGCGCGTCATACGGTCACTAGGTCCATCATCAAAAGGCTTGCATACAACCTTTTCTGACAACCTCCTGATGTGATTTGCCGTTGAGTGTTCAGGGCTGAATACGGCAAACTTCCACCCCTCATTACGGGCAAGATTGACCGTTAACTGATCAAGAAAGTTGGATTTGCCGTGATTGGGTACACCCGTGACCAGACAGAATGTCGATGGCATAACTTTGTAGATTTCATCAAGATTATTAAAGCCTGTGCTGATCGC